CGCAGCTGTTGGTGCAAGCGCTGTCACATCCAATAGCGCAGTTGTCGATGCAGCCTCCGCTGCATCCGGAGCCGCAGCCGTTGGAGCAGCCTTGCCCGCAGGCGTTCGGGCACCCCGATGCGCAGTTATCGCTGCATCCCCCGTCGCAGCCGCTGCACCCGTTCGGGCAGCCGGAGCCGCAGCCGGAGCACCCGTTTGGGCACCCAGACCCGCAGCCGCTGCATGCGCTGGCACAGCCGGACCCGCAGCCGCTGCATCCGGTGACGCAGCCGGTGTAGCAAGTGCCTGTACAGCCCGCCTTGCAGTCGCTGGCGCTCCGGTCGGTAAGGGTTCGCGCGGCCCACACGGTTACCCGGGTTTCCATGTTGGCAAGCTCTTCCTCCGTCACCACCCGGGGTCCGGTTTTCCTTGGCACGGCGTCGGCGTTGACGGCGGACATGGGGATGGACAGCTTGTCCAGGTGTTCCTGCTGTGTCACTGTCCCCGGCCCCGGCGCGACGCTGTAGTCATAGTCCGCGCCGCCGTAAGCGGCAACGCTGCCGGACTTGCTGCGACGCAGCATCTCCGCCTTAACCTTTGCTTTTAATGTCTTGAGGCGTTCCGATTTCAAAACCGCCATTTGCATTCACCCCCTTCCTATACCGTGGACGTGGGTACGCTGACCCAGGCGGAGCCGTTGTGGTATTTCAGCCCACCGGTGACCGCTGTGGTGTCAATCCACAGCACGTCCGTCCGTTCCGGCATAGACGCTCCGACCGCAAACAGCTTCATCTGCTCCGCCGTGTACTCTTTCCACGTAGTACCGCTGTCGGAGACGGCGGTGCAGATCCACTCCTGCCCGGTGGCGATGTTGATATAGATCTGCCCCACCTGGGCCTTTGTAGCGGACGTGGGGTCGGAGCTGCCGGTGAGCTTTTCCAGGCCCTCCAGCAGCCGCTCCAAGCTTGCCAGCCGGGCAAGCAGTTCATCGAGAACCTTCAAAGATGCGCTGTCCATGGATAGCTCCCACGTGGTACCGCTGTCGGAGACGGCGGTGCAGATCCACTCCTGCCCGGTGGCAATGTTGATATAGATCTGCCCCACCTGGGCCTTTGTAGCGGACGTGGGGTCGGAGCCGCCGGTGAGCTTTTCCAGGCCCTCCAGCAGCCGCTCCAAGCTTGCCAGACGGGCAAGGAGGGTACAATACCAGCCCCCGGGCACATTGATGCTGCCAAATGCCATACGCTATCCCTCCTCCTGTCCGGGTTCGCTTCCCTGCAAGCTTTCCAGCGCCGCGCCGATATCCTCTTCCGAGGCGGCGGCAACGCGCAGCGTCCCGTCCGGCGCGATCAGCAGCCCCGGCCCCGGTTTTATCAGCCCCGGCGTTTCCATCGTGGCAATGGACACCGACAAATCCCCGCCTGGCAGGATCAGGTCCGCGCAGTTTCGCGCCAGCCTCACCGAGGCCGGGATCTCGGCCTCGGGCGGCTTGACGGCCCGCAGCCGCACAATATTTTTCCCGGTCTCCGCTGCCGGGCACAGCCCGCACGCCGCCGCTTCCGCCTCCCCCTCCGGGGCGATGGTAATGCTGGGCAGAACGCGGTCCGTAACGCCCCGCATGGGCAGATCGAGGCGGACGCAATAGCCCGCCCGCGGGTCCTCTTCCCAGCCCTCGGCCGGGATGGCGATATCCTTTTGGACGATTGCCAGGGAGTCCGTCAGCCTTCGGAGGTCGTCCCAGGTCACCAGGCCCGCCGGAGCGGAGACCTGCACGCTGAGTTCGCTGGAGAGAATGATTGTCAGCGGGAAGTTAAACACACTGAGCGGATAGGCCGGGTTGTAAGCCGGAACCGGCTGGCGGTAGTCGCCCAGGGTGCCGTAGAGCAAATCGGTTTCCTCTCCTGTCTCCGGGTCCTCGGTGTACAAGATGAACTCAGACAGCAGGAAAGCTGGGACCCACGGGTGTACGCTGTTGGCGTACTGGATGGTGATGTTCAGGCGGTCGTCCTGGTGGGCGCGGTCCGCCACGGCTCCTTCGGAGACGTATTCTAAAAGTTCGTGCGCGTCCGCCAGTTCCGCGTCCTCCGCGATTTTCCCGCTGCCAAAAGCAACGCGGGTAACGCGGAAGGGTGCCTCCAGCGCCATGCACGCCGCCATGACGGCCCGCCCGTGGGTGGTGATTTTATAGGCATAATCCATGTTTGGTCACTCCCCTTTCGATAGAGATAGATTTGAGATGATGGTACAGACCCCGCCGGTGCGGAGGATGGTGGTCGCGGAGGGCGGGGACGGGTCTTCCGGTACGGAGAACGATTGTCCAGCCCCGAAAGCTCCGCCAACGTGGAGCGGGGCGCTGAACGCTGGCGTGTCTGCCGCCGCCGGAATTCCCATGCAAGTGATTGCGCCCGGTGCGCCGCCGATGTGGAGGGTGGTGGGGGGGAGGACGATGTTGAGCGCAAGCTCCATTCCAACGCCAGTCGCGAGGATGCGCTTGATTGCTATCGCGATGGGCTGAAGCATTCCCAGACGCTCTTCGCTCAGCAGGTCTCGATCTACACATATAGAAATTTTGGCTGGAAAAATATCCTTGAATTCAATGTCTGTGTACGCTATACCCAGCAGGTCAGCGGCAGCCCTGATGACCGTATCGGTATCTCCGCCGGAAAGCTGAGATAAAATCTTGACCCGGATCGCAAGGCGGTACAGAGCATCGTTCTCACTGAACCGCTGGACGCCCCAGTTGGCCCCGTATCGATCCAGGACAGCGCCCTTCGCTTGTTCGAGATCGTCCCATTGCTTCACCAATTCGAAGTTTTCCTGAACGATGTCCAGGCCCCAGGCGAACAGTGAAAACAGCTTGCCGATGTTCGTTTCCAGCGGGCGGCCCTGCTGGTGGTTATCGTAGTCCTTCCGGCTATAGGCGCTGGTCAGCGCATACAGCATTTCAGATAGATAGTTCTTCACTCCACGATCACCATGCTTTCATCGGTGACAGCTTTCTCCCTGGCAGCAACCTCGATGTTCTTCCAGCTAAAATGCTCACCATCGGAGCTGATCTGGAGGTCGAAGTCTACCACTCCGGGTACCTTCAGAACGACCGTGGGCATCGTCACGTTGATGACGTCCTGTCCAATGCTCAGCCCGCCGCGAGTGTTTACCCCGATGTGCTGGATGATGGCTTCCTTTATCCGCTCAATGCCGTCCAGCGGGAATTTGCTGTCGGTCTTAAGGTTAAACACCCTGACCCATACATTGACGGGAGCAGGGCGGCTGAAATGAACCTCATAGATGCCACCAGCGGCAGTGACAACGGGGACCATCGTATTGCCGAAGGTCTGGATGCCGGCTGCTTTCCGGCGGTAGATGGCTCGTGCTATGTCCTCGTCGAGACCGCCGTAGGCCACGATCTCGAAGGAGTGAGGGGGCAGTCCGGTCTTGCTCTCGAAGTCTGTATCGTTCTCCTCTCCGGTAACTGCGATAACAGCTTCTACGCTTCCCAAAACCTCCGCTATGATGGCGTCAATGTTCACGCCGCCAGCAAAGTCCACGGACTTGTAGTACCGCTCCCGGAACTCATCATCAGTCTCTGTGTTTCTTCCGCCCTCAAAGGCTTTCTCGTTTATCACGGACTTGATGCCGAGCTTCGGATTTGTGATGATCTTGATTGTTTCCTCTGCTGTGTTGCCATCAGGCCCGGCAGCAACAGCGGAGGCGGGGAGCGTGACGCTTCCGCCTGTAATCACACCGGAACTGAGCGTAACGTATTGCACTCCTGCGGTTGTCTCTGCGAGAAAGCCTTCCGGGACCTCCACATTGTCGTCGCCGGAGAAAGTCAGGTAGCCCATGGCCTTTTGCGCTCCAAGGAGCCGTATGCCTATCATCCTGCCGAGGTGAAGAAGGCTGGAGCCTACCGCTGTGTCAACAAAGCGGCTGTTGTACACGTCCTCCAAGGTGGAGAACAGCAGGTTCAGCACCCACGCAAAAATCCGCAGGAAGATCCCCAGCGGAGAGCGCACGGTCAGGTTGGCTTTGGAGCCGAACAGCTCCCGAGCCTTATATTCGAGAGCATCGAGCAGCTCTGCATAGGTCGGTCGCCGGAAGCCGGCGTCAGTCAGCCCCCATTCAGATGGTTTTGCCATTATGCCGTCACCTCCGATGTAATAGTCTCGCCGTTCACAAGAGTAGCTGTGAACTCAGCTGTTACGCTGCGTCCGTCATACGAGGTGGAAATTGAATCTATCCGGGAAACATCGTCCTCCTGGAAAATCGCCTCCCGAATGATGTCCTCTACCTCGTTGAGGTCTATCTCGTTCTGGTTCTTGCTCATAATGTTCTCGTAATCGGTGCCGTGTACCAAGTCGGCAAAGAACTCGGCCTTCCAGGTCAGGAGCGCATGGCGGACGTTCTGAGCCGTGGTGTCTGCATCGAAGATTTTCACAAGGTTCCCTTCATCGTCGAGGACCAAATCGCGGGTCTCGGGGTCTATCAGCAGGGTCATGTTCTCCTCCACCTTGCGTCACCTCCTCTCCTGCTGTCAGGCCCCGCACTGGAACCCCAGGTGCTCATAAAGCCCTCTATAAAGTTGCTTCTCAATTTCGTCCTTGTAGATGACCTGCGGCTTCCCATTTACACGAATCACCATCGTCTCCCGGAGCATCGGCTGGGACGCCGACTCTGCCGCCGGCTGCGAGGCGGACATGAACAGCGGAGGCTCAGGCAGGTAGCCCAAAGCCTCCATGCGCTTGTGGTCGCAGGTATCGACATACGGGCAGGCCCGACAGCCTGCCGCGAGTTTTGACAGTCCCATTGGAAGGTCTCCTTTCAGAACCGGCGTAGGATTGCGTGGTAGCCCCTGGAGGACGTACTTGCGTCCTTGGTTGGGTAATGTGATGGGTAAACGAAGAAGCCGCTGGAGGCGGCTTAGAATCGCTTACAAGCAGGGTGGCGTTTTACCGCCCCATGTTCGGTCATCCGCCGATGAACACGTTCCCGCTCCCGTCCTGGACGGAGCCGCCGATGGAAACGGCGTCGCCGATACGGGCAGCGGGCCTCCCATTGATGAACACGGTGCCGCTCCCGGCGGCAATCACGTCCTGGTGGCCCGGATGGGTCACGCACCCATGCGTGGCGTAGTGGTCTCCAACCCTCCCGGCGCCGCACCCGTTGATGTTCACGTTCGGGCTGAACTCTACAAGGGGGACGGGTGGGCAGGAATCGTGGCCGGTACAATTATCGCTTCTGCGTGTAGCTGCTGGCATATCCTATCTTCCTCCAAAACTGGTATGAGTGAGTGTGGTGTGTTCTTTCAGGAACGGTCAGGGGACCGCAGGAGAGTACCGGGAAGGTGCGTTGCCGCCCGTGGGTGGGTGAGAGGATGGGTAGAGCGAAAGACCCGTTACAGGGCATTTGTGGGCTTTCTGGGCGGCGTGTCAGTTCAGATTGATTTGAGCAGCCTTGACGTTCACGGTGGCGTCAGCGGTGATGCTCACGTCCGTGGTCTTCATGTCGATAGACTTAGCGGTGAACTCGGCAGTGGTGTTCTCGTTCTTGACTATCACCTTGTCTTTTGTAACGGCGACGTATATTTTCCCATCCTCTGTGGCGATGCAAATGCTCTCATCTGGCAGGCCATTCACAGTGTAATCCCCAGCTACGAGCGCACCTATGAAGATAGCATCCGTCGTGGCATGGTTTCGTTCGGTCAAAGGCTGGGCCTCCTTGCCCCCCGTGACGGTGGCGTCCATATCGTGATCCAGATAGACGACCGTGCCGATGTCGCCTTCTTTTATCCAGGGGCGGAAGATGAATCCCCCGCAATGCGTGAGTGCAACGGGAATCTTCAGGATCGGAGGCTGGCTTTCGTACTTGCCGTTCTCCAGGTGCTTCGAGAGCGGCTGGACGTTCACCGTCATCTTTGCGGGGTCAAAGGACATCACCTGGACCGTTGCAGCCACGCAAATGGATTCCCGGAGCCTGTCATCGTGAATCCGCTGGTAGTTGTACTGGTTTACATCAGCCAGTCCCATGGTCAATCCCTCCTCAGTATGGCTTCAACTCCATCGAGGTCTTCCAGTCTCCAGTCCGGCCTCCCCTGTGGCTGCCCTTCACGACAATGAACCGACCGTTCAAGTCGTTGGACTGTACCTTCACAACCTCTGCGGTGGCGATACTGTAATTGAGCAGGCAGGAGCGGGATATGGTGTCCTCTTTCCGGTCCTCCCCAGTCTTCTGTGAGTTCAGGTCTGTTTCAACCTGGATGGCAACGGTCTCCTCATCAGAGCGGAGAAGGCCGGTCGCCGGCGCGAGTGTGACACCATTATTGATGCCGTCCTCGGCCTTCGTGATGTAGAGCTGCCCGGTGGTTCGGACGATGAACCGGCTCTTACACTCATTCACCACGATTTCTGTGAGCACCTTTTTCAAGTTGCCCCGACAGACGCGGCCTCGCGGGTAACTCACGTCAATAGACAGCTCGCACTTGGCGACTTCCACCCCAAAGATGTTCAGCAGATCCCGAATCATCGCGGATGCCTTCATGTTCTCCGTGTAGGTCTTGTTGACGATCCGCCCCAGGATTTCCTCTGCGCAAGGCTGGACGGTCAGAGTGGTGGTCCAGTCCACGTTGTTCTGCTTGTGCTTCAGGC